GCACCATTGTCTTTAGTTGATGAATCAGTAGTATTAGTAATATCTACTCTGCCTTGGAAAGTTGATATACCTGTTACATATAAAGCACTAAATTCTCCATTACCTAATGAACTAGACCATGAAAGAGTACCATTCGCATCAGATTGAAGTAGACCCCCTGCAACTGGTGTAGCAGGAAAAACGTATGTTGTAACACCTGATAACGTATTCGGTGCTCTTAATGCAATTCTATTTGTTCCGTCTCTATCTACTAAGTTTAGTCGTAACGAATCTATTCCGTCTTCTCTAGTCCAATATCTTGACGCTCCTAAGAATTTATTACCTCCAGAGGTTCCGTCTAAACCTACATAGAAATCGTATTTGTCAGTTGAAAAACCTGGTTCACCAGCTCTTAATGCAGGAAGTCCTGCATACGTACCTCGTTTAAACTGAATAACAGCGGCTGCCATTTAATTATGCCCTCGCGTTGAGAATAGTCTTTATTTCACTTTATTCATTTAATCTAAGATGTATTTATAATTTAATCTACCAAACCCCTCCATCCATATCAACATTAGCACTCCTATTAGGATCTGTATCTAGTGCATCTATGAATGAATCTGGTAATCCTGGTGTTCCAACCACTGTTCCAACAGTGGAAGCTGCTGCTATTAAGATAACATCTGGATCTACAAATTCGTATTTTTGGGTATTGGCATTGTAAGTCATTAGGAATCTATGGGACTGAGTGCTTGTATCCACATCAGATATATCTGATAGTTTACTTCCTGAACCAGATAATGAATTTGATGCAATAACCTTAATAGCATTAGTTGCTCCAACTCTTGCTCTGATACTCGCCATTTAAGTTACTCCTTCTCTTACTAATACACTCCCCTCAATAACTCTTGTTTTTAGAGTTGATGAGGTGTTTGTTATAACGATATCATAAACGTGTCTTCCTGCTTTTAATGCTGATGTTTGTGTATCAGTTAGTGCAAGAGAGATTGTTCCATTAGCAGCATTATCAATAGAAGCAGTAAAAGAAGTTGCTGAAGAATCAGCAGCACCTGCATGCTTTTTCATCTTAGCGGCTATTGTATATCCAGTTAAATTAAAGGAGGTATCTCCTATTGTGTTAGCAAGATTAAATGTCTGACTAAAATCAGATCCTTGATTAACTTGGAGATTAGCAACATAGACTGCCATTAATAATGCTCAAATATAATTTATAGTTATAATTATTTAGTTTTTAGTCAATTCAATAAGTAGTTTCTTAATTTCACTCAATTCATTCTTTACGTCTTCAAGTTCTTTCTTATCTTTTATCCTTCTTTCTCTTTCAGAAAGATATTGTGAATACCCCTGTGTATCCTTATTTACGATGGCACCAGAACTTGCTTCTCTATACAAATTCTTCTCACCTTCAACTCTAATTAAATCTGACATTATGCTAACGCGATTGCACGAAGGTCTTTGAATCTAGGTGCTCTTGCTTCATTTGTACCACTCATAACCAACTTGATTTGATATCCTGTAAATTGTTCAAGATTCTCAATACTAAATTGATATTCATTGAACTCATCAATATTACTTGGAGCAACAAGTGCGTCTGCTCTTCCACTATTTTTAGAAGCATCAACTACAGTATCTCCAAATCCATCTTGGTCTGTATCATTCATATTATCATAACCAGGAAATAGCACGTATGCTTGTTCCACTTCACTAGAGTCTGCCTTGAATAATCTATACATTACTCTAAAGTCGGCAGATGCATCTTTGTATGCACCAACAAATACTTTAAGAGAAGTTGCAGGTTGCTCAAGAGTTACTCTATTAGTAATATAAACTGCTGAATGTGGATCTCCACTAAGTTGATTTGATCTAGAATCATTTACATAATCTGTAATTGGTTTATTCAAACGATTTCTTCCGAAGATCGCGAATGCAGTTTGAGTATCGATTGCAGGAGATAAGTTAGGATCTTGTGGATCTCTAGACATAGAAACTCCAACAGTTAGAGAACGATTCTTAGGTAAGGCAGTTAATCTAGTAGTTTCATTTATTTGAGAACAAACTAATCTTGTAGTAGAAAGTTCGTTTACATCATTTATCTGAACTGCTTCAAAACCTTGATCTATGAATGATGGTTCTGCACCACCTGCACTTGTTCCACTAACAGTTCTAACTGTTCCAGTAACACTAGATGATCTACCAGGTGTAATAATATCAAATTGTGGTTGCATCATATTAAATTGAACATTTCTAGATGCTCTAATATTCTTTCCACCAACATTTGCTTCATCTCTGAAGTTAATCATGCTCTCTCCACTTGATCTACCACCTCTGTTAAATTCTATGTGGTAAGTGTCAATATCTCTTAAGTTAGATAGACCTGCTGCCATATCATGTTGAGCATTGATTCTAACCAAAGAAACGTCTGCTACTTCATATTTGTAAACTGGGTCATTTGTAAAGTGCTTCTGTATTGCAGTTCCACTAACACCACGAGTTGCAATTCCAAGAACTCCACTTCCAATACTGTTATAGTAAATGATTTCATTATTTACTTTCAAATATCCTGAAGCAGTTGTAATTCCTTCAAAGGTTGAATATGAAGTTGTATCTGCAAGAGATATTTGTGTATCTGTTATATCAAGATCAACTGAAAGAGTTGTAGGTACAGTATCTGGTGCAATTCCTTGAATATCAACTACGTTGTTATCTGCACTCATACCATGATTGTAATGATTGAATTCAACAACATTACCTGCAAATTTACCACCAACAGCAGTAGAACTTGTAACTATAGTACTTGCTAATGAAACTCCTACAGTATCATTTACATAAATTTGTAAGTTTCCACCAACAGTAAAGTTATCTCCCTGAACATTTGTTAGATATAGGGTATCAACATTAACTGTATCCCTAATAGTCATTCTTGCTCCAGAACCTTTATTTCCTACATCAGCAGTTGTGATTCCGATAACATCTCCAGTTGCCCAACCATTTCCAGTTGATATACCTAATGTGTTGAGAATAATTCCATCTAAAGTTCCATCTGCCTTAAATGTAACTGTCTCTGCCATTAAGTTTCTACCTCTACCCGTAATTGGATATAAGTTTACATTCGTATATGTTCCTGCAGAATATGCAGCACCTACATTTGCTGTAGTAATACCTGTAAAGGAAACACCACCACCTACATTTTCAATATAACCATTTGTAAGAGATGCACTTTGCTTAACTCTTGTGCCTGGTACTAAACGATCTACAACTAAACCAAGTGTTGAACTTGTAATACCTACATCAATCTTTCTAGGATAAACTTTAACTGCATCTGGTTGTAATCTAGGTACGTTCTCATTTACAGTGTCTAGAGATGGATTATAGAAGAATGCAGTTCCTGCCTCTGGAATGAAGTTTGCTTTATAAAGTTTGAACTTCATATCTTCAAATTGACTTGGAGTCCAGATAGTTCCGTTTTGAGACTTGAATAAACTACCACCAATATACTGCTTGGTTACTATAACCGCTTCAGCATCAGGTAGATTTTGTCCATTTACAGTTCTCTCTCCCATCTGAGCAATCCAGACTTCGTAGTTATTTGTAGTAGGTGCAAGAAGAACTATTGCATATTCCCTGTTCTGCTGTAAGTAGATTGGAGATGGGAATTTAACATTTGTTGCAACAGAAGCATCTGTAGAAGTTGTTATATCAGATGGATATAAAACTGCTCTTGCATAATCATGAACTAATCTATCTGTTGGAGTTCCAAGTTCAACTTCTCTAACTTCAACAAATACTTTTTCATTCTCATCTTTTAATGAGAAGTAAAGGTCTACAGATGTTAGGAATGCTCCTGTCTCATCTACAGTAAATGATTGTGCTAAAGGATCTTTACCACCTCTTCTTCTCCTTCTACGACGTTGACGGACTGTTTGAACAACAGTATCTTGTCTAAAGGTTTCAACTATTCCTGTTGCAGCATATCTTCCTTCTCCATGACTGATTGATATACTACCAGGTAATTGTTCAGCATCAGATTCGCTTGTAGTTACTCTGAATGTTCTATCTCCTGCCTTAATTCTAACTGTAGGTGGTGGATTTGTATTAGGATCTCTAATGAAGAATGATCCAATCAAATCTCCAAACGTATCAGTAATTAACCTTACATCTGTAACAGTCGCTGTAGCACCACTATCTGCCCCTACAAGACTCATTCCTGTGGTTATATAACCAAAGTATGTTCCTTGTGCATTGTTTGATAGAGAGCGTGTATCGACGTTTACAACAGTTCCTGATGCAGAATACTGAGTAGTTAATTGCTCTGAAGTATTATATGGATTAGCATTGTATGTTACCTCTGGATTATTATAAGGACCATCTTTATGATTTGGTTGTGCAGTTCTAAATGTTATTAGTTTTTCTGATCCAACAAACCCTTCTACATTTTCTCCAACATTAAATGTTCCAGATACCATTGAAACTTCAATAAGTTTTGGTATAACATCTATACCTGCTATTCCATCCATAAATGGGTAGAATCTTGAAACAGGTCTTAGACCACCAGCTTGGAACTGAACGTTTCTTGAACGCATAAATGTGTCTGGTTCGCTGCTGATTAAAATATCTTCAGTAAATGTCCTTGCTGTATTTCCAGTTTGTCTTCTTTCTCCACCAGGTATAATAACAGTTCTTGTCCAGTTATCAGTTGCAGGAGTCATAACAATTCTTCCAACAAACTCGATCATATTAAATGGGTTTACATTTTCTGATCTAGATGCTAAAGGTTGTTCTAACCAACTAGTTTCATCATATCTTAATGTAATTAAATCTCCTGTTTTCTGTACATTAGTATCAAGTAAAGTTAAATCTTGACTAAGATCATCATTAAATGTATTAACACTAGTTGAGTATGCAGGTTCTAATTCTAGAGAATAAACATCTATTGGTGTTAACAATTCTCTTCTACGTGCATCTATGTCTGCCTTTGCATCAAAGTTACTTAATTCCATTCTGCGATTATCCGCAAAATCATCAACAAAGAATCCAGACTTAAATCTATTCAAACCTTGAGCATCTTGAATTTGTAAAGTTTGAGTATTTAATTCAAGTAAACTTAATGAAGTTACAGTTTCTAATGTATCAATCCTATCTTCTAATTCACCAATATCTTTCATGGTAAATCTCTTATTATCAATTACACTTACTTCTGCATCATCAGGATTGAAGAGATAAGGTGGGAATTTGATAACTGCAAGAGTCATCGTATCATCAATACTTGTAGGTTCTTTTGGATTTTGAGCAGATGTTCCTTTAACAACTGAAATATTACCCTCAATATCTAAAATAATTTTATCAATTCTACCTAAGTAATATTCAACACCTAATACTGAACTTTCATTTGGTGCAGAAACTAAGGTTGTATTTACACTACTTGATCCAAATGCACGACTTGCAAAATCAAAAGGAGATGTGCTAGGTATGAAAGTGCTGAAATCAGCAACTCTTGGTCTAAAATCAAGAATGTCTGTTAGTCTAGTTCCATCTTTTAATGATGGTATTTCTTTACTATATCTCTCTTTATCATAAGAGTTAACAGTATAGAAATCTCCATTATCATTTGCAGGAACAACATATCTGTTGCAGATTACTAATAATTTTTTAGAAGGTGCAAGTGCTTGATTATTTCTTACAAGTTTTGAGTAATCATAATATTGTTCTTTCTGTCCACTATCAAGAGTAAATCTATCTGTAACATCAAGATAACTACCTTGTGTCATGGATTGTACTGAAGTTACGATTGAAGATTCTTCAAAAGTAACAGTTTCTCCAACTTGGAAATTATTTGCGTTTAAAGGAACATATCCAATCTCAGTTGCAGAAGGTTTAGTTACTATTTGTGCTACAGCATTACTCTTCTTACCAATTATTTTTTCTCCAATAATTGCATTTACATCCAATCCTAAACCACTAACAAACTGAAGTGTGTTTAAAGTTGGAGTTAATTTATTTAAAGACTCATATACCTTTAATACTTTTACTACATCGGGTGTGTTTAAAGATATTTCTCTATCTTCTACTCTTAAACCATAATAGAAAGTAGTAGATAATCCAGTTACTGATGTACTGATTCCAGAAACAGACTTATCTATAACAACTTGATGACTTCTATCATAAGTTTTTTGCTTACTAACTATACCCTGTCTCTTAATAGTTGTGTTAACTGTAACATCAGATTGTCCCCCTCTAAGACCACTGAAATTAATTGTAGTACCATTTGATCCAAAGGTAACTTGTGATGAGTCTAGAGGTTCAAATGTACCATCAGTGTAAGCAATACTGTAAGACTTACTTTCAAATGGTTCAAAGAAAGCACTTGAGAAACCTATATTAGCAGTATTCAAACTTAATTCACCAAGAGCACTTGTTGATTTACCTGTTTCTTGATGAACAATCGTAAGTGTAGAATCACTCAAGTCTAAAGATGCGACATTTGGAGATGATAGTTTAGAGTATAAGAAAGCATCTCTCTCATTTCTAATTCTTGGTTCTCCTACTGTAAATGTAGTTGTAACTGTATCAATACCAACAACTCCACCATCATTAACTCCAGTTACTGTAGCAACACCAGTTAGAGTTAAGAATTGTAGATCGCTTGATACTCCTACTACTCTAGCAAATGTTTCTGTTGTAAAGGCATCTCTTTGATAACGAATTATTGTGTTAGTTGATATTCCACTAAATGTTTTTCCTGCACATGATGCGATTCCTGTTGGGGAAATTGAAATTTTATCTGTAATCTTAAAGTTTCTTGGAGTTATACTCTCAAGAACTGTGTCTCCTGAGAAATCAGTAGTTATACCACCTGCACTTGCAGTTTGATAGACTGATTTAATATCTTTTATATTTTTTGCATCAACAGCAGTAATTGAACGAATATATTCTGTACCTTCATTGAAAGAAATTTGCTCTCCAACAATAAATTCTCCAGAAGTTTGAGTTACTGTTATCTCTAAACTAGATGCACCAGGAGAATTGACAACATAACCTGTAGCACCACTACTTAAACCTTTTATGTAAGATGAAGCAGGGCAGAATCCAGATGAAACTGGAGCACTTAAAGTTAAAGTTGTATATGTTTGAACATCATATAAGTAAAGATCGAACTGAGAACTATCATTAGTGTATGAAATATCATTTAATGAGAAACTATAAACTCTTGCTTGTCCTATAGTTACACCATTAGGACCACCACTAGTGCTCTTTCTACGACTCTGTAAGGTTACTACATTGTTGGTGTTATTGATTCCTACTACAGGACTTCCTTGGACATTATTAACTTTCAACAAATTACCCATTTTAAATGGGACAGATGCTCCTAAAATCTTAGTTGTATCTCTGGGTTTATCAAGATCTAAGATTGTGCTACCAGGAAAATCAACATCATATCCTCTAACATATGCTGTTCCTGAAGATACTCTAGCACAAACTAAGTCTTCACTAGGATCATTAAGTTGTTCTGTCTTTTGTTCTGCTGTGTATATACCGTTGTTTGATATCTTATCATTTAAACACTCTTCAACATCAATTGTAAATTCATTTACTGTATAGTTTCCAGATTCATCAAATGTTCTCTTCGCAAAATAATCTCTAATTATAGAATATGTTGTCTTATCCTGTAATTTCTTTATTTCTCCATTAACGATTCTTACTAATTCAACAAAATTCTTATCATCAAAATCAGTTATTGCTTTCTTACCTAATTTTGCAGTTATCTTTAATCTGTCAGCACCTGGTGCAGCGAAGTTAGAAAAACCTCTAGCATTATCATATAAACTTGATTCATCTCCTGCAGAGACTAATTCTTCATTTACAACTAGACCAACTCTGTATGATGAGTCATTTTTGTATGGATCTAGTACAATTGTATCAGTCTGAACACTTGCAAATACACCACGAATGAAATATATTCCATTAGATACATGTACTGCTGATGAAGTTGCAGTAGCATTTAAGTCAATAACAGAAGCAAAACTGTCTCCTGCACTAATTGTAGTGTTTCCATAAGTTACTGAATCTTCAGCAATTAGAGTTTCTCCATCTGAGAAAGGTCTGAATTGGAAATCTCTATTAGAATTAAGATATTTTACGTAAAGTGTTGGGAATTCTATTCCATCAGTTGGTGGAAATACAACTTTTTGAATAGTTCCTGTTACACCAGAAGTTCCTCCAGATATTTTTTTACCAACAAATTTATCCAAATATATGTTCAAATCTAATCCAAAGTGTGTTGGATTTATTTTTACTGCCTCATAAAATCTATCATATGTAACTCCACCAGGAATTACCATAGATCCTTCTTTGAAAATATGGCTACCGAATGATTCAATCTGACTTTGCAGTATTGATTGTAAAGTCGTTAGTTCTCTTGCTTGGATAGGATATCCAGGTTTAAACAGAACTCGATAAAAGTTATTCGCCTTATCGAAATCATCATAATATGGATTTATATTTAAATTGGTCTTTTGTGGCATCTTCTTAGAACTCTAGAATAATCTTAATGTCTTCTTTTTGCCTTGCATCTCTAGTAACTACTGGTCTATTATCCAAATAAATTACATCACCCGACGTTTTATTTATCTCAGGTTCGGCAAGTCCCCTTGTAAATTGAACTCCAAGGTTGATATTTTTATTACCAGATGGGTTTGTGGTAATTCCAGTATATCCATTATCTATTTTTCCAGAGAATCCATCGCCTGTAAAAACTTTAGGACCATCTGAATCAAAGGAATATCTTCTACCTTCACTACTTACACCAACATAATCTTGTTGATTATAAGTTGATGGGTGGAAATTTTGAGATCTGTCTTGGAAAAACTTAATAACTTTTGTAGTTTCATCATAAGATGCAACATATCCTTCAGCAGTAACAGATTTACCATCTACTGTTACACTTTGAGTTATCTTTTTACCAATGGTTAGGAAATTTTCTCCTGTAATTGTTCCATCATCTAATAATTTGATAGCGTTTGTACCACAGAACTGGTTGTCATCAAATACATTAGTTGAACTTACTCTTAGAGGGTTCTTAACTACAGAAATTTGAGCAAATGCAGTATCTGTTGGGAAATCTTTATCAGAATCATCAAATCTTGCATATAATAAAACTCTATCAGTTCCTAATTCCTTATAAAGATCATGTCCATGTCCTTTAGATGGTGGAATAATTGGAATTAACTTAGCAGGAGTAGGTATACTACCAACTGGTTGTAATGTTCCCAAATCAACCATTGCATAAGTATAACCTTTACCACCAGATGAAATAACAGCATCTGTTATTCTACCTAAACTATCAACAGTTACAACTGCTTTAGCACCTGAACCATCTCCAACTATAGGAACTTCTCCTCCTGCATAACCTGCACCAGGATCTTCAATAAAGATATGTTTTATCTGGTTTTCATTCAGATCTGAATTACCGTTCTCTCTAACTGCTTGAATTTGAGAATCAGTTGATGTTGACCAGTCGTTTGGAACAGAAATATATTCTGTGGAGTCAAATTTGATTATATCGCTTGGTGCAACAGTAAACAAATACTTCCAAATATATCCATCTCCACTCTCTCCTGCTTTAGATGGTTCTAAATCAGTGAAAAATGGTTCATCTTCTGAACCTTTACCAGTTGTATTGATACCAGAGGAACCATTGTTAATACAAACATAGACTCTGAAATCGCTATTCATCACATAATATTTTGCATCATAAAGTCTTGTAGAAGAAGTTTCTGGTGACTTATTATCAGAACTATAATCGTGTCTGAATATTTCATACGTGGTTCCACGTTTCCAGTCAACTCTTCTTATTAATCTTCTAATATTAGAAGTGGTTAGTTTTTTACCAAATAGAATAGTATCTTGTGCGTGGTTAATATAACTAAAATTATCTGTAGGGTCAGGTGTTGCACTATCCCAGTTATCAACTCTACCAAAACCAACTGGAGCAGCTGGATTTGCTAAACCCACGGTAATATAGTATGAGTTACTGGTATTAGCTACCGACTCAATAAAATTGTTCGCGTTTAATATTCTGAATTGGTCAGTAATTATTGCCGACATTGTTAGACAGTTTTCTTTCTATTTATTACTTTAATCTGGGAGTATTTTTCTGATCGCTCCATTATCCCTCAAACCGTAACCTCTTCTTTGCATTAGAGGGTATGTTGAGAGACCTGAAGTTACAGTTCTACCAGAGACTCCTATGGAAATAGGTTCAGCATTTCTTACAAAATTAGTAAGTCTTCCCCAAGAATAGTATCCATTAGGATTATATATCGAAGTTCCAAGTGTCTGTATACCAGTAGATACTGTATCAGACTTAATATTACATACAATTTCATTTGCAACAGGGATTTGATGAACTCGATAAACGTTATCAACAAACTCTGTTCCTACTCCGATAATATCATTATCATGTGTGTATATTGAAGTAACACCACTTCCAACTGTGGTATCAGTAACAACTATATGATAACCAACTTGTAAATCAAGAGTATTATCAGTAAAGAACTTGATTGCTAAATCAGTTCCAATACCTGCAACTGTTGAAATACCAGTTATGATTCCAGTGTTACCTTGAACATTTTGAATGTTTGTTACTACCTCATTAACCAATCTTGGTTGAGGTATTATAATCTGAGGAGCAACAGGCACGTTAAGTGAATTGGTGTATCCAAAACCTGGATTAGCAACACTTACCACTGAAACTGATCCATTTACTATGGTTGCAGTTCCTGTTGCTGTTGTGCCAATACCAACCCCAACATTCTTAGGAGATGAGTATTTAACTTCAACAGTTGCTGTCGTATAACCGAAACCTGGATTGGTCACAGTTGTAGCAGTAACTTTTCCACTTGAATCTACTGTTGCAGTCGCAGCAGCACCAACTATTGGAATATCATCTATTACAACAGCATCAACATATGCGGTTACTACACTAGACTCATTTTCTTCATAATTAAAGAATTGTGCATTGTCAAGGAGGATATCAGTATCTCCAACATTAACATCTCTGATAATTCTTGAAGTTGGGAATATCATTCCCTCAATAGAATCTCTTGCCTTAGAAACAAATCTTCCATTTATAAAGAGATCTCTCTTCTGTTTAGTCCAATTGACACTTCTATCATTGAACGCATCAATACCACTATCAGCATAGACGTTAGTTTCAACTCTATCTGAAGTTGCAATATCATAAACTATTCTTCCTTCTGTTTGATTTACAGATGTTGAAATACCAGATGCTTTTCTAACAGATAAGGTATCTCCGACTTTTACTGTTTCAGCAATATCAGTTTCTACACTATCAACTTCTCTAGTTCCATTGTAGAAGAATATAGAAATTTTATCTTCTGGTTTTGGTGCTTCAAGGAATTGTACTGATGATCCACCATCAAAGATGTATGCTTCTTTTGGTTCTTGTAAAACTCCATTTATGAAGATTACTAATACAGCATCAATATCAATTAATTTTGAATCATTATCATTTTTATCTAATTGGAAACTAACTAATTCAGCATTGTATAGAAGTGGGAATACAGTTCTTACACTATCTTGTAGATTTTCAATAGGATCAATAAAGTCTAATTGTCCAAACTGCCAAGAAGCAAATTTATCATTGAATACATCAACAACTTCTATTTCAAATGGTGATATTGGTTTTTTCAATCCTTTTGCTGTTACTAATCCAACAGGTTGGAATTTATCTCCAAGTTCAAATGCGTATCCAACACCTTTGATTGAGAAATCAGAGACTTCAAAGAACTGAGCAGGAGCAAATGATTTTTTAGCAGATACAGTGCTAAAACCAATTGCACTAGTAACAATACCAACATATGAATTGATTGCTGATTGTACATTGGCACAACCACCAGGATCTGTATTGTATCCTACAGCAGGATCTGCTGTAATTGTTAGATCAAATACTTGATCTCTTACTGTGTAGTCAGATTTAGCAACTGCTACATTATTAATAACTTTATTTGCTAAATCCCTTGCAGCGTGGAATACGTAGATTGATTCTTGCTCTTCTCCTGCAACATGTGCTCCAGTGATATAAAGATTTGCAGCATTCCATACTTCATCATTACCACCAAATCTTAAGTTAAATGCTACTGCTTCAAGAACATCAATAACATCATCCTTACAGTTTTGTGGTCCGCCTGGTACACTGAATGATGGGTATACTTTTAACATCTCTCCTACAGAGATATCAGCAATTAATAATTTGTTTGCATCAATTAGATCCCCTGCATCAGCAAAGCGATTTTCAAATATTGGTTTTGAATTAGGTCCTAATTTAAGATTAATTAACTCATTAACACCAGTTTCGCTAGTTTGTCCGATTCCTCTTCTAAATGTACCCTTAATATCTAAATTTGTGTAACTTGGTTCATCAACTAATACATCTGGATTAACATATCCAGTACCACCATCTACGATAGTAAATTTAAGTTGACCACCTGTTCCATTTACAGATGTTCCTGCATTAACTGTGATTGTTTCAGTTGTTGTTGCACCTATACCTAGAACTGCTCTGTGTATTGGATCTGTTGCTCTTGGATATGAGTGGAATGTTGCATGATTATCTTGTGCACAAGTAAAGGTTAAACTTCTTGTATGAATACCAATTGAGCCATTCGGGCCATCAGTTCTAATATTACCAGACTGTGCACCTACAAATGTGTGTGCAGATGTGTCAGATGACGTGCCCACAACCACAGTGAACGTGTCTGCATCAACTTTAGTTATTGCTAACCATTTAGCTGCAGCTGGATCATCTTCTCTTGGATAGTAATGCTCAGATTTATTATTATCTTTTGCACAAGTGAATGTGAATGAATTAGGAGCAAGTTGAACTCTTTCTCCAGTTACCATACCATGTGGAACACTTGTGGTTATTGTTAATACACCTGTAGAGGGGTTATAAGACGCATCACTGCAAGTTAATATTCCTGCAGCAGTAAACCCGTGTCCTGCTCCAAGGTTCAATACAAGATCACCTGTGGATGGTTCGTAAGACGCTGTGGATATTGATACACTAGAATTTAAACTTCTTCCAACATTTAAAGTAAATGCAGTTGTTGAACTTACAGTAACAGCAGTTGTTACTCCTGAAATTGGATCGTGTGGACGAGGATAAGCATGAACAGTAGCAAAATTATCTCTTGCACATTTGAAACTAATACTACCATCATCAAGAGTTATAGTATCGCTAGTGCTCATTCCATGTGGACTAGCAAATGCTAATGTCATATCTCCAGTTATTGGATCATATGAAGCACTGGTAGGTGTCTTTTGATTACCAGCCTCAGCACCACTTTGAACATTTACAGCACCTGTAGAGGCAGAATCAAACGTATGTAAGTATTGTCCACCATAATAAATGTTATTTGATGTTCCATACCAGTATTTGTGTTCGTTAGTTAGAACTTCCGCAGATATAACAGCATTATTTCCTGTATGTCCAGGTTCATATACACTAACACCAATAGCAACTCTTCCATTATAACCAGATCCAAATGCTCTAGAAGTAGAGTTATAGTATGGATACACTGTTCCAAATCCAACATAAGTTTGATCAAATGTTGTAATACCTATTTTTACCTTTAATCTTGTGCTATCAACAATTTGAGTTATTGGGAATATGTTTCCTAATGTACTATTTCCATATGTTGTAATACCCAATGCACTAGTAAACTTCAAATCTTCAAGATATACATCATCATTCTGTGCATTTAGATTATGGGCAGTGCCTGTTGTTACATCTAATATTCCAGTTGTGAAGTCATAAGAAGCAGTGCTTATAGAATATCCAGGTGTTGTAAATGTAGGAATACCAATTATTCCTGATATTGATCCACCTGCACCTATGATAGGTAGAACATCAGCACCAATTAGAGGTGCAAATCCTAAACCATTAGTTGATCCTATTGAAACTATCAAACCACCTTTAGGGAAGGCATTTTGATTAGGATCTTCTAGTGAAACTACTGGAGTTCCATCAGTAGATGTTATACCTGTAAATACAATCTCAGTTTTACTTCCATCATCTTTAAAGAAGTAATTATTTCCTGCATTATTATCTGTTGTTGGAGTTTGGAATATTCCATTCAATAGAACTAATCCACTTCCAGTTTCTATACCAGTTGTATTAATACCTGATCTTCTAACTGTAAATGTTTGAGCAACTCCAGTAAATTGATTAGAAATATCATCATATATCAAGTTATTTGTGTAATCTTTTCTCAAGAATACTCTTCCATTAAATTCAGAGAATCCTTTAGGAAGATTACTTTCATTTACAGTTACTAAACCACTTCCTTTTGGTGGATCAGTAAAGAAGATATTTTGTCCAGAGAAGTTATATGATCCTCTGTAAATTCTTGCTGATGTTCCGTCAGCATGTGCTGTTGCTGCAGTACCAACAGCACCTCTTACAACTTCGATAAGTCTTACATCGCCATCGCTTATTGGTCCTACTGATGTGGTTCCTAAACCAACACCACCGACTTTCATAAACTCATCTTCAACTTTTAGTATATCTCCATTGAATATTGAAGAAATACCAGTCATTGAGAATACTGTGGTTGCAGTTCCTATTTGTCCACCATTTGCTTCTAAATCATATACAATCGGTGTATATGCAAGAGGAGATTGAATTACATCATCAATAGAAATTATTGCTTTCTCTAATTTCTTAACCATTTCAAATGAATGATTATTTCCAGCTCCATTATTAGTAAATGTTACTGCTATTCCTGCAGATGCATATTCAGGTCTTGTAGCAATTTTAAATTTCTCGTTGCTAACTTTAATTGCATAAACTTGATATGGGAGTGTATTAGTTACTATACCAATAGAATCAGCAGTTGCTCCAATACCAATAGAAGTAGATGTAAGACCTGAAACTGATGTTCCTGCTCTATAAATTAACTCTTCTCCAGTTTCAAAGAAGTGATTAGTAATATTAAATTCACCAGTTTCCTTGTTTAATGTTGTAGTGTTAGCAGGATCCCAGAATTTTTGGAATATAGGTGTATCCTGATACTCCATCTTGAATGATGTTTTATTGATTCTAGAACTATTAGTTGCGTCAAATAGTCCAATCTTATATTCTTGTGTTTTTATAGAACCATAATTTATATTTTCATATAAACCTTCTTTACTATCTTGATCTAATTCTTGATAAAGAACTTCATTAAATGATTTAACAGTAACAATACCAGTTACAGTAGGTTCAGGGAAGAATTTAAGTTCAAGATTTGAACCAACAATAGCAGCACCAAATGTTCCTATTCCTGTTGTGCTTCCAACAGATAAGAAAGGATATTGTGTTGAATAAGTGTTTGTACTATCAGGACTTAGTGTTAGTATTTGATGTAAAGCATATGTTGATCCATAACTTACACTAACTAATGATTTAACAGAGTTAACTGTGTCTGCACTTGCAGTAAAGATTGTAGTTTCTCCAGTTCCAACCACAGAGTTACCTGAGAAGAATGAACTTCTTTCATCTCCATCTGCTTGAGTCTTTGCAGTTTTAAATCTTAAAGCACCATCAGCATTTGATGTAGCACCAAATCCAACAGCATTTGCTCTAACAGTTACTGGAACAGTAAGTGGGTTTGTATATGATAATCTAAGTTTTCCTTCTGTAGTAATACCTGCATCAAAGTTTGAAAAATCATTACCACTAAATCCTTGAGCTGAATCAGAATCAAAATAGTAATCTGCTACATAAGTGTCTGTTCCGTCATGATGAATGTATAATTCAGTATAGTTTTGAGTAAACAGATCATTAGCATTTAGATGTAGATGAACATGCATAGCATCAAAGTTACCTGCATCATATTCGAGTATTGTATTAGTTGATCCAACTCCTACTATAGCGTTTGTAGATTGATTCTTAATTAAACCAATAGATGTAGATGCTAATCCAACTACGTTACCGTTAAATGTATCTTTGATTAATTTAACATCATAATCAATATTGAATACATCATTTGGAGTAAATCTTAGAGATAGAACATCAAATGCATCAACAAAACCCTCTAGTGTTGCAAATTCTTCTTCAGTATATCCATATTCATTAGTTGATGTATTTGCTATACCTGTAGTTGATAGATATCCCTTCCTTAAGGTAAATACTGATTCAAATTCTGGATCATGAAGAACAATAATTTCATGAATAGCATTCTGTAAATTGTCTGTGCTTCTTGTTTGAACTAAGTATCTTGCAAAATCTTTTCCAGATTCATCTAAATCTATGAAACTGTCATTTACGTTTTCTTTATTTGTAAACTGTTTACTTACATCATCAATTACAAGAACTCTATTTGTTTTACAAATAACACTATCAACAAAACTCTTGTTTCTAAACTCAAGGAATTTAGATGAATTTCTATTCTCTATTAACTGAACATCAGCATCTCTTGCTTGAGCAAATCCAAAAATTGTGTCAACTCTAGATTCATCTATTATATCTGTAAATATTAGAGATTTTACAGTTGTTACTGCTACACCTACTTTTGTAAGAGTTGCTATTCCAACGTCAACAAAGTTCTTTAAACCAGTTGTATGAACTAAACGATTAATTACATCTATTGAATCCTGATATTGAATAGGACTCTTAACTGAATATGATAAGTTTTGATAGTAATCATTATCAGGTAAAAC